ATACATATATGATTATTAAGGCATTGGCAACTGCCGCAATTGTTTTTGCAATCATCCAGCTTTTTTTAAGCCTTTGGGTTTTATATCTGCTTTTAAAGCCTCCTTCCTCACGTAAGAAAAATTGACCTTTGGGAGATAAATTCAAACTTTTATCGCCGTGCCATTTTAAATCCTTTGCGGCTAAATTTGATCTATTTATTACAAGGTTTTCATTTAATAAATCATCCGCTAAAGTGTGGATTTTATAAAAGTCTAATTTCAATATTTGAGATACTTCTGAAACTGAAAGGGTTTTATTTTCTGATTCAAATATCGTTTTTAAAATTTGGTCTTTGATTTTAAACCGTTCTTCAATTTTCATTTAATCTTTGAAATTTATAAATCTTTGAATTGCAAAACTGTTTCGTTTTTCTTTTTCAATTACAGCGAACGTCCCCAGTATATACGGCGTGGGCGCGCATAGCGCACATGACCGCTATATACATTGTTATGTGCTTTTAATTTTTCGATAATCTTTTAATTAATTTAATTATGAATACTATCAATACTAAGTTAGAACAAGAATTTAAAATAAAAAGAATCGGAAAATATAATTTAGCGTTTTATGCAGAATGTGATTTAGAGGAATTAGCGACTTGTTTAAAATACATTGATAAAAATGACAATTTTAAGACTCCATTTAATTTAAAGGTGAGTGATGTTAATATTCAATTAGGGAAAGATGGTTTTTCTGGTCGGGTTTTTATTGACCATGAAAAAGAAAAAGATTGGAATATGGAAATGTCTTACTTTCATTCCCCACCACAGGAATTTATTGAACTTAGGGTTAGAATTTGTAAATATCTTTAAACAGTATGAAAGTTTATCTTAAAATAATACACAAAAAAGGGATGCAGAACTATATTGAAAAAGATGGTCAAGATTTAATTTTACATCAAACTTTCGATTATTTTTTATCTGAAATTTGGGGAAATGGTACAGGTTCTAATCTTCCTTTTGATTCAAAAGTTAAAAGCAGTTTTAAAGTACTTGAATTAAAATTAAGTGAATCAATTAATCAAATGGCGAATGCCTTTTTAAATTGAGCGATTGGAACGAGGGAAAGGTTTTTTCTTTTTTCAATTGCACATAACGTCCCCGCATACCCGTCGTGGCGACCGAATGGGAGGCATGAACGGGTATGCATTGTTCCATGCTTTTATTTTTCAAAACTCTTTAAATTAATTTTTATGAAACAAGTATTATCCGCTTTAGAGCGACAATTGAAAATAGAACAGGAGAAAGTTTCTAAAAGAAAAATGATGATAGAATCTTTTAGGTCTGCGACACATTGGAAATCTTTACCTGTTGTAATTGATGGATATGTTGAGGAATTGAAAAGTGTAATTACTTTAGTTAAAAACAGGATTCAGATTACAAGTATTTTGGGAGAAAAAGGAGATATAGATTTTACAGAAAATCAATCTGATTTTAAAAAACTAAAAGAGATTATAGAAGTGAAAAATATATGTATCTGTATTTATCCAAACGCATGTGGTTTTTTATGGAGTATGGCAAAAGCAGATTCTGGGACGGATTTAGGTTACTCGGGGTTTACTGGAAATTGTAAAGAGAGTGGTTCTTTTTTAAGTTATGAAGATGCTCTACAAGATGCGATTAATGTTTTAGAAAATTACGACCTAATAAAGTTTAAAAAAGAAAATATAAAAGTGCATTGGAGTTCATTTTCTTTTTTTGCAAAAGAAAATAGAATTAAACTAAACGAGAAAATTAAATAACACTCAAACGAGAAAATCTAATTAATTTTAAAATCGTGTGGATTTAGAGTTTTTGGATTTTTTTTAGTTGCATGGAACTTGTTAATATGCGCAATTAACCAAAAAACCTCAAATTAAAAAAAACTGTTATCCATAAACACTTGGGTAACAGTTTTTTAATGCCATCAATCAGCATTTACAAACGGTTACAATTATTTACAAACGATTATAAAAACTACAATACTATGTATAAAATATAAAAATACATATACGTATTTTTACCCAACCAAATAAACACAAAATCCAACAAACCAAATGATTAAATTCTTTAGGAATTTATTATCAACAACAACACCCGAAAGCCGATCCGCCACCACTTTTAATTCGAACTTTTCGTGGTTAATGGGTAGCGGGACGAGCTCCGGCGTTACTGTAAATAAAAATACTATTGTCGGTGATTCGGCCGTATGGGCGGCGCTCAGGATCTTATCTAATAGTGTGGCCTCGTTACCTTGGGAAGTTTACCAGGATAACGGAACCACCCGCGAGCGGTTCCAATCTCACCCGGTCGATTATCTTATTAATAAAGAACCAAATCAACTTTCTACGTCTTACAGTTTCCGCCAATCTATGGTTTGGAAAATGTTTTTGTATGGTGATGCCTACGTCCGCATTCATCGAGATAGAGCAACCGCAGCGCCTTACAAATTGGAATTATTAGATTCTAATAAAGTAGAACTTTTCGAGAATGCCGACGGGACATATTACTACATCATTAAAGGAAAAGGGATAAACGGAACCTTGCCAAATGCTCAGGCGGTGCAACTTTCCGACATGGTACATTTGAAACCTATCTCAATGAATGGAGTAACTGGAATCGACATTATCAAAACTCACCAAGAAAATTTCGGATTAAGTTTAGCGGCTACCAAATTTGGGGCAAAATATTACGCCAACGGCGCGCACGTTTCGGGCGTCCTGGAATCTGATATGGATTTCACGGAAGAGGGAGCGGCACGGCTCCGAAGTTTATTTAAAAGCAAGTACGGCGGTATTGATAATGTGGGAGAAATGCCAGTTTTAGAGCAAGGCGTCAAATTCAAAAAGATCGGAGCGGATCCAAGTGAAGCCCTTTTAATTGATGCGAGAAAATTTCAAGTCGAAGAGGTGGCGCGTATTTTCGGAATCCCGGCTCATATGCTTAGCGCAATGGACAAAGCAACATTTAACAATATCGAGGTAATGAGTTTAGATTTTGTAAAAAATACATTACGCCCGCTTTGTGTAATGATTGAGCAAGAATTTAACCGAAAGTTATTTACAGAAAGGGAAAAGAGATCCGGGACATTATACACCCGGTTTAATTTAGATGGATTAATGAGAGGCGCAACAAAAGACCGTTTCGACGCTTACGCAATTGCCATCCAAAATAAAATAATGAGTTCCAACGAAATTAGAAATTTGGAAAACTTGAACCCACGAGACGGCGGCGACAAGTTCGAAAACCCAATGATCCAAGTAGAAGAAAACACACCACCAAATGAATAAGAAAACACAAAATACCACTTCGAAAGAAGTCCGAACCATTACGCACGAGGTAAGAATGCAAGGCGACGGCGAAGAAAACAAAGTCTTTGGATATGCTGCAAAATACGGGACGGAAAGCTCACCAATGTACGACTTTAGAACGGGCGAAATGTTTGTCGAAATAATCGAACCTGGCTTTTTTGATGATGTGATAAACGACCCGGAAACCCGCGCACTATTGAACCACGATCAAAACCACGTTTTAGCACGCAACACTAAAACAATGACGATCACCTCCGACGACATCGGGTTAAGATATGAATTTACACCACCCAACACCACCGCCGGAAATGATCTAAAAGAAAATTTACGATTGGGGAATATCGACCAAAGTTCTTTTGCTTTTTCTATCAAAGAAGAAAACGGCGAAGCGTGGCAAGCAGTAACGGAAGAAAGAAACGACGGCGTAAAATATATTCGAACTTTAAGAAGTGGCGGCGCCTCCAGGTTATACGATGTAAGTCCGGTTACTTTTCCGGCTTATCCGGATGCAACGGTCGCCCTTCGAAGTTTAGACCAGTTCAAAGAACAAAATCAAGCGGATCAAAAACCCAACTTCGATTTAATCAAAGCAAAAATTAAAATCTTAAAATTAAAATAAAGCCTTTTTTATTAGGCAACCCAAATTTTTTTTTTCACAAAAACACTAAATGAAAATGAAGTCATCTAAAGAATTAAAAGAGGATCGTAATGAGATCCTTAAAAAATTGGATGCTTTGGTAAATAAGGCAGAAACAGAAAACCGCCAATTTACCGACGCGGAAAAAACAGAATTTAGCAACTTAGAAGCTCAGGCGGAAAATTTGCGGTCTGATATTGAAATGCAAGTAAAAATCGAAAAGCGCAAAGAAGAAAAAGCGGCGGCGAATTTTGCAATTTCAACACAAAAAAGAAACAAAAACGGCGAGGACGGCGAAAAGTCAACGTTAGCGAAAAAGTATTCCATTATCGGGGCGATTCGTTCGCAATTACCAAATAATAAGTTGGAAGGAATTGAGGCAGAAATGCACCAAGAAGCGATCAAAGAGGCACGCGCAAGCGGGTTAAAAATTGAAGGAGTCGGAATGCCATCATTTTTAAAAGAGTCTCGGGATTTGGTAGTCGGAACGGCAACGGCGGGAGGTAACACGGTGGC